ACTCACCAATCTTGCTCGGCGTAACAAAGCCAGCAACTGCTGGTGCTGTTGGCGTCTACATCATGTCAAACAAACAAGCTGGTCAAAAATGACTACTGCAAAGGTGTTCAGCCGGTCGTTCTCTAATCTGATCGGGGGCGGACCATTGTCGCTAAGGAATCAGGTGAAGGCTATAGGTCCACTTGGTTTATATGATGTCAGTGCAGAGGATGGTGTCTGGCAAATAAGTGACGGCACAACTGCGGTCACAGCAACTTCTGATCCTGTTGGACGCCTGACTGATTTTTCAGGCAACGGAAATCATTTAATAAACGTCAATTCCGCTGATCGTGTGATTTTCAATGAAAGTGGAGGGCTGCGTTGGATCGCAGGCGACGGATCAACCAAATGGCTCGGCAACCCGGACATCCGTCTGACAGTTACAAACACAGTCGTGATAGCATGTCAGAACATTACCACACCAAGCGACAAATACCTTATTGCATTCAACTTGTTTCAAACATCCATCAGGGCAATCACAGGATTTGAGTGGCGATCTACAACCGGAGCCAGCGTCCTAACACAGGTTTCATCATCAACGGGAAATCCAGAAGTCCTGACACTACAGCGCACAGACGACACGTCATTGAGCGGGCGTTTAAATGGTGTGGCACAGCAAACAATAGACCCGTTTGACCAGACTCCTACCGGACTAGCCTTGTTCACACAGCAAGTGGTATCGTTTTCGACAGGCGGCGCACACAAGGTGTATGGGCTGGCAGTGTTTGACAAGATACTGACGGCTTCAGAATTGGCACTTGTTGAGGAATGGGCTACGTCCCTTATAACGCCATGACCGACGCTACAGATTTCGGGTTTCACAATTCTCAAGACAAGCACGCTTGCTTGCAACGGGCCATTGATCACGCCATAGAATATGATGGATACGTGGCTGTTCCTGAAACAGATTTAGTGATTACCGAAACTTTGCGACTTGGGAAAATCAGTGGACAGTCATCTGTATCGTTGATTTCCCAATCTGGAAACTATCGCGGCGTAGGCGGTGGCGCACTGATCAAGCCGACTTTTTCAGATAAGCCATCCATTGCTGTTGTCGGGCAACGGAACTGCAAGATTGACGGCATATCGTTCGAAGGTCTGAACGCTGGCTTCATTGCAACCAATGCACTCGGGTCTGGCACTGTTGCGGTTGAGGACACAAATCCTGATGACTGGTGGGACCCGACATTATCTCAAGAGGGTAATTCTCGATACACACCATATGCGGCTATTTCAATTGATCCATACGGGGATACACCATCAAGCAGTGTGAAAATCAGCAACGCGCATGTTTCTGGCTTTGCCGCAGGGCTTGCTATCCGGCCAGATGGCACGGACGGCGGTAGCGACTTCGTGAGCGTTCGCGATTCCAGAATTGAACGCTGTGTGTATGGTGTGAGTATCGGACACGGCCAAGCCAGGCTAACCAATTTGAACAATGTCTTGGTTCAGTTTTGTCACACCGGCATTACCACAACCAAGCATGGAAAGCAGGAAGGTTCGTTGACCGGCGCCGCTACGAGTTGTGATTTTAGCTATTGCATTGACATGGTGAACATCGGGGCGTCTCGCGCATCCTATGCGTTTGTTGGATGTTATGGTGAGGGTCTTTGGCGACTTGGAAATTTTGGCAATGGATCTGGTGCTAATGGAGATTTTGCATTCACTGGATGCGAGTTCAAGCTTGATCTGGTAGCGCCCTATCGAGGGATTCCTGCATGGCTCACAGAAGGTGACATGGAACGTATTGCGTTGAACATGCGGGCTGGCAAGGTGTTTCTTCCTACTGTCATGGCTTCCGCTCACAAGATACGCGCAGATGGTACGTTGTTTGTGGATATGGACCTATGGAACCATGCTGCTCAAAGTCTTGAGCGCAAATATCTCCATAACTGGACTGGTGGGTTCATCAGGCACCCGAACGCCATGAAAGGCGACCACGGAGGCGTTACCAAGAGAATGCACTATTTCGCAGAGGATGGATCGACTACGGCTCCTTGGCAGCGATCTGACGATGTGGTGCCGTCTTCTATCGTGAACAGGCCTCGGTTCGGAACTTTGGACAGCGTGAGTGGCCTTCAATCTTATCGTGACGATGGAGTTGATGCTGTATGGGGGCAACAATCTGGCGATGTGTTTACGGGCGCAGTTGGTGACATTGATGTATCTGCGGCTGCAGACGCCAAGGGGGGTGATCTGATCGTGGATGGCGCAACAAACATGGCCTGCCTTGTGGAAAGCGTATCAGGGGGCCGTGCAATGGTTCGGGCGTTGAACAACATTCGCACCAGAGGAGGTGTTGTTGAGTTCATATTGCCGGTCGGCGGTGACAATTGGTGGTGGTTCTCCACTTGAGCTAGCGGGCGGCATGACCTAGTGCACTGGATGTCCACCATCTATGTTTGCAACTGCGTGTCGGGTCACTTATAAACAATTCATGATTGGAGATTTAATTGCATGTCCACAGGAACAGCAATAATCACAGATGCGCTAAAATTGATCGGCGTTAATTCAGTAGTGACGCCACCTGCGCCTGAAAATATCATAGATGGAATGAACACGCTAAACTCTATGCTTGAGACATGGCGGTCTCTGGACATTATCATTGGAACCACACCCCTCGGTGTACCCGGAGGTGAATTGAGCGAACCGCCAGATACGAGAAACGCCATTGTGTCGAACCTTGCAATTTCCATTGCGCCTTATTTCAGCAATGGGAAACAGATCGTAACTCCTGAGCTGAAGTCTTTGGCTACAAGCCAATACAATACAATATCTGACATCTACAAAAACAACCCAATTCCCAAGAAAGTATTATCATCCACAACGCCAGTGGGTTCGGGCAACAGGAACGGGGTTAACAACCTGAATTATTGGCCACAAGGAACCGAAGTAGGTGACTAGAGTACCTTTCCCAGAGGGGCTGACAGGAATTGAAAACCTGCCAAGGACTCGCCGGTCACTTCAAAACTGCTTTAACAACCTTAAGGGTCAGGTAATATCGCGGCCAGGGCTTGTTGAATTGAACACAACCAACGAGCTTGCGCGCGGGCAATTTGTATGGAATGGCGGTCTTTACCAGATATCAGGGCCGAATCTAATCAAGATAACAGATGTTGTCACTGGTGCATTTTCAATCATTGGGGCAATTGCTGGAACTGCAAATGTCGAAACGGCAATTGGATTTAATACAGCGGTTCTGGTCGTTAAGGGTGGCGCACTCTACACGCTGGACAAAACCGAGACGCTTGTTGATATTTCCGGCAATGCGAATATTGTCCCGTCAATTTCTGTTACCCATATCAACGGGCGTTTTATCTACATTCCTGCTGATGGTTCTCCTGCGTTTTTCTCAGATATCGGCGCTGCCGGAACGGTTCAAACGCTTAGCTTTTTTGATGCCGAAGAACTACCGGATGATAATACTACAGTCTTCAACTTCAAAAACACATTGTATATCGGTGGAACGGACAGTTTCGAGTTATTCCGCGATAGCGGCGCGTCACCTAACCCATTTGCTCGTGTACCAGGCGCGCGCATAAATAACGGGTTTATCAGTGCGCTGCTTGAGTACAATGAAACCTTTATGTTTATAGGACGTGAGAAAGATCAGGACTTTGGAATTTACGGCATAGGCTCAGGTGTTGCGCCAAAAGTCTCAAATGAGGCAGTGGATCTTGCGTTATCGACATACACACAGGCAGAGCTTTTGGAAGCTACGGCAGCGCGGTTCAAATGGCGTGGATATGACATTGCAACTTTTGTTCTTCCTAGGCATTCTTTCGGCTTCTATGGTGGGAAATGGTTCGTTTTGAACTCGTTGGTTGGTCAGACAGAGATTCCTTGGGCCGCGACTTTCATAAATCAGCTTGAGGGAACTTATTACACCGCGTTCAAGGACAAAATCGGCAAGATGGACAAGGTAAACACAGATTACGGACTGCCGATTGTCCGTTTGATAGACACTGCATTCGAGCAAGAAGACAGCGAATGGATGACTTGCCAGAGCATACAAATAGGTGTTTCCCAGGGCTTCAATTCAGGTGTTGCCACGGTCGGACTATTCATGAGCCGTAATAATGTTGAGTATGGTGCGCCGTTGTTCCGTGAACTTGGTGCACTAGGAAAATACACGCAAAAACTGACATGGAATTACGCAGGCGGACTTGGAGCATACGATGGATTTATGGGGGTTCGTATTTACACTACGCAGGACATTGATTTTTCGGAAGACTATCTTGTGGCGAAGTTCAGATGACTGAAATCATATCAAAACCGGACTATGGTAGAGTTCTGATGAACGAAGATCGGACAGCATCAGAAAGCCTGCAAGTTTTCTACGATGATCTCGAAATGAAATTGAATGCGTTTTTGCTCGGTCAGCAAGTGCAGTTAACTTTATATACAGTGTCCACACTGCCTGTTGCGACGACAGCAGGCGGAATGATATTTGTGAGTAATGAGGCTGGAGGTGCTGTTCCTGCGTTTTCTGACGGCACTGACTGGCGTAGAGTGACAGATAGGGCGATTGTGTCATGATGGAGCGTTGCATGGACCTACGACGCGTCAAAAGGCTTGCAGATGCGAACCCGATTGAAGCAGATAAGTCATGGGAACTGATTTTATCAAGCAAGGTGTTCTATCTGATTGAAATTGAGAACAATGAGGACATTGGTGTATGGTGTTTTGAGCCTCATAAGGATGGTTACCTCATGCATGCTGCGATGGGTCCGAAATGCCGGGGTAAAGCAGCCATAAATAGTGGTTTAAACGCAATCGAATGGATGTTCGATAACACACAGGCAGAAACGATTTACGCTGGAATCCCAGTGGGCTTAAAGCATGCATATGTCATACCACGCTGCGCTGGATTAACTTATATTGGCGAGGATGACGGCTTGCGAATTTACACAATGAACCGAGAACAATTTACCGACAGAAAGGCAGCTTAATATGGGCGGCAAGAAAAACGCAGGCAGTCGCGCAGCAAGCGCGGCCAATGAAGCCAACCAACTTGGCATTGATGAGCTTCGTAGGCAGTTTGATTTGTCACGTGAAGATCTTCAAGGCGTTCAGGAACAGTTTCAGCCATTTGTAGAAGCTGGCACTGGTGCGCTCGGTGATTTGCAGCAGGGGGCGACCGCGGGTGGCCTTGAGGAAAGGCTTGCACAGATATTCAGCGGAGAATCCTTCGGCGCACTGCGGGACGAGCGCACCAGAGCAATACAGGGGCAACTTGGAGCGGGCGGATTAACACGCAGCGGTACTGCAATTGAATCAGCAGCTAATATCCCGACAGAGCTAGGCTTTGCTATCGAGGCTCTTTTGAGCGGACGCGGCCAGAACCTTGCATCTGGTGGGCAGAACGCAATAGCAGGACAGGGCGGACTTGCAACTAATTTGGCTGGTCTTGGCGCACAGAACTCAGGCAACATTGCAAATCTGTTCAATCAGCAAGGTCAGAATACATCATCTGGCATCCTTTCCGACTCCCAGGCACAGGCACAGGCTATATCTCAGGGTGCTGGTATTGCATCATCGTTTTTCTTCTCAGACCCGCGCCTGAAAGAGAATATAGAGCATGTGGCTGATATTGGTGATTTGAAGGTCATTCAATGGGACTGGATAGACGAGGTTAAAGGCACATTTGTTGAGAATTGGGGAACCTATGGTTTTAACGCTGATGAAGTGGCTGAAAAGTACCCGCATCATACGGCGACAGATGCGGGGTTCATGGTAATAAACTATCCTGCACTGCTCAATGAGATTGAGGATAAATTCGTGACTAGGGAGGCCGCATAATGCCAACACTGGCAAACATTAACGGCGGCTCGCTTGTTCCTGACCTTTCGCCGCTTCGTGATGACATTTTGAAGTCTCAGGACCGCAAACGAGCAGACGAAAAACAGGCCGATCTTGCAAACCAGTTGCGTGTTGCCTTTGGTGGTGAGAGTCAGGCACAAATCGAACCTCAGAATACAACACCTGATATAGGAATACTTGGTGAAATTGCGCCGCAAATGGGCAAAATGATCACTAATATACTTGGTAGCAAAGACCCCGCAGCGGCCACATCATTCCGGCAAGAGACACAAAAAGGTGTCGCGCTTGCAAAAGAGCTGTCAGGCATTCCATCACACGCCGATAAACTGCGCCGCTTGCGACAGGAAGCAGGTAATGTGACCTCACAGGGTGGAGACGTGTCCCGTATTGCTGATCTGGCTAACATGAGTGAAAGCAGACTTGCGCTTGAGCTTGAGAAAATGCAGATCGTAGGCAACGAAGCATTGCGCCAGGTGCCTGATCCGCTGTCATTTCTCAAAACTCCAGGTCGTCGTGATGCTTTTGCCCAGATTATGGCGTCTAATCCCCAGGTTGGTGTTGCATTGCTTAATGCGCGGGACAACACTAATTCTCTTCGTGCCCAAAAAGAAATCGCAGCACTCAAAGGTGTAACAGGGGACTTCTCAAAAGGTACTGGTGTGATTGTAAATCGAGATGGTCAGCAATTCCTAGCCACGCCTGTTTTGAACAAAGACACAGGACAAATGGAATTGGTGGAAAGCCCGATTTCTGGGGATTTGGTTTCGAATCTTGGTGAAACAGGCCAGCAGCTAACCATCCGAAACATTCAGGAAGCAGGCGGGAAAGCTACTGCAACCGGCCAATCTACTCGTGTTCAGGATCTTATCAGTACAGGGCAAGCTGCAGCAGATCAGCTACCCGTTGTCAACCGGACTCTTGAGTTATTGAAAACAGTAAATACAGGCGGATTTGCTAATGTTGCGTTGCAAGCACAGCAGCTATTTGGCGTTGAAGGCGCTGATGAAGCAGAGCTGTCTGCAAACCTTGGCAAGGCCGTTCTTTCACAGCTTCGTTCAACATTTGGTGCTGCATTTACAGAGCGTGAAGGTGATCGTCTGGCGCAAATCGAAGCAGGATTTGGCAAGAGTACAGCAGGTAATAAACGGTTGCTTGGTCAGCTTCAGAAGATTATCAAACGTGAGGCGCAGCGCGGGATTAGAGCTGCCGAAAGAGACGGTGATAATTTCTCAGCAGATGAAATTAGAAAAGCAATGGAATTTAAACTTGAACCTCCTGGTTCGGCTGCTCCAGAACTTACAGTAAAGGGAAGTCCTGATCTTCCGGTTGAGATAACAGATCGCGCAGAAGCTAGTGCATTGCCAGTGGGGTCTTTGTATATCCTCAACGGCAACGTTTTCAAAAGGCAATAAGATGGCTGATCAATTTCTCGGAACGGTTGAAGAATTTCAAGCCTCTAACCAAGACCAGCTTTTGGGAACGGTTGAAGAATTTTCAGCACAACAGCAAACTGAAGAGACTCCAACAGGCACGACCAGCAAGTCCGGTTCATTTTGGTTTGGGGTTGGTGAAGGCGTTACGCTTGGATTTGGTGATGAACTTGGCGGTATCGTTGGTGGCCTTATAGAAGGGTTCGGCGGACCTGAAGGATTTCTTGAGGCATATAAGAGAAACCGGAATAACATTCGAGCAACTGTAGCAGAGGCAGAGCGATCAAACCCAAGCTTATTTCTCACGGGAGAGATAGCGGGTGGTGCGGCAACTGCGCTTGTTCCAGGTGGGGCAGTGGCCCGTGGTGTGGGCTTGGCAAGCAAGATAGGTCGTGGCGCTGCAGGTGGGGCTGCATTTGGCGGTATCGCTGGCGCAGGACGTGCAGAAGAATTGGAAGATATACCGCAAGAAGCGTTGACTGGAGCTGCGACGGGTGCTGCAATCGGTGGTGCTATTGCCCCTGTAGCTGCTGGCGCAGGAAAGGTCGTTGGGGCTACGGTAAATCGCCTTAAGAGCAACAGGCTCGCCAAAGATCTTGCAGAAGCAACTGGCGTATCGCCAAGGGCGGTAACTCGAGTTTCCAGAGCAGTTAAAGACGATTTTGCTGCCAATCCTCGACTGATTCATGAACTTACAGATGATGACCTGCTGCTGAATGCAGGAGAAAACCTCACAGGACAGGCTTCAGCACTCGCCAGAACCCCTGGAGAGGCAAGTGGTATTGTCTCGCGCGCAGTTAGGGAACAGGCGGCAGGTGAGGGTACGCGAATAAAATCTGCAATCAACAGCATTCTTGGCCCAGACAAGGGACGTGTTGCGAATAGGCAGCTTTTGGAACAAGAACAAGTTGCTGCAGGGCGATTGTTTAAAATAGCCAAGAGGTCTGGCATCGATCATTCATTACGTGACATTGACGCTCGTGTGTTAGAAGCGGCGCAGCGCGGCGAAGGTCCTGTAGGCAGGGCATTAGATGAAATTGCGAATTTCAAAGTTTTCAACAACATCGACAGAAACGGTAATTTCACTGGTCAAGCAACAACTGAACAAGTCCACTCGGCACGTCAGGCACTTGATGCTATGTTGGCGAAACGTGTTGGGGATACGTCTTTAGAGGGTCAGGCAAGACGTGCCGTTCAGGCGGTCCGGAAGGAATTTGACGATATTCTAAAGACAGAAGTCCCTGGCTGGCGCAAGGCTGATGAAACATTCTCAATCGTCAAGCAAAAGCAGACAGCGTTTGAAGATGGCAGGAAAGCAATGCAAAGCGGGCTTTCACCGGATGAAGTTGCAGATGCGTTTAGCGCAATGAAGCCGGAGGTAAAGAAGCTATACAGGGCGGGTTTCCGCGATGCGATAACGCGGGTTATGGGAACCGCTAGGAATGACGCGACAGCCGTAGCAAGAGAATTGCTTGATAAGAATTGGGGTGATGAAAAGGTGGCTGCTATTGTTGGCGCTGGACCAGCAAAGAGATTGAATAGGTTTCTGACACGAGCTAAGCGACGCCAAACGACAAAAGATCAAGTGATTCAGAACTCTGTTACGGCTCGCGCACAGGCAGCACAAAAGGAATTTCCCAATCCAGCAGATGCGGGACGGTCGTTCAATGAAGCTACGTCAGGCGGGGTAACTGGCATTGCAGCGCAGGCAGGCAGAAAGGCAGCGAATCTTGCTTCCGGGGGCGCTTTGGAGCGTAGGGCAAATAAACTTAATGCGGACGCTGCTAGACTACTGACAGCACAAGGGCCTGAAGCAAGGGCGTTGCTGGAAAATATAATGCAAGCACAACCTGGAATATCAGTCCAGAAGGCAATAGAACAGCTTGTTAATGCGGGAATTGTGGGCGGAAGTGCGCAGAGGCAACCAGGACAACCGTTATTTGCTGGAACTGTCCAGCCAGCGCGATAGCCGCCAGTAAAACAAAAATATGGCCATTAGTAACCCGAAAATAGCCCATATTCCAAACGATTCGCCAAGTTGTCGGGCAACCATGTTTGTTCCAGTACCGATGAGCGAAACGATGAACACTGTAATTGAGATTATTACTGCAAACGCAGCTATTTTTCCGAGACTAGGCATTTCACTAATATGAACGAAAATGCTGGTTCAATCAAGGCAACCATTAAAGATAACGGAGTCATTTCACTATGGCAGTCTCACTAGACGAACACACACAATTTGTTGACGGTGGCGGTAAGCCGATTGTGGACGGATTTCTCTATTTCGGGGAAAGAAATCAAGATCCTGAACTAAATCCAATAACGATATATTCTGACCGTGAATTGGTCACACCGCTTGCCAATCCTCAACGCACTGATGCAAACGGTAGGGCCGTAAACAAAGTATGGCTTGAGGGACGCTATTCACTGAAGTTGACGGATTTGAATGATGTTCAACTATATCAGAACCTTGACAACGGTAGCGCTGATTCAGAACAGGTATCCTCGACCACTGAGCTAACTACAGCAGATTCACCCTACACGATGCAATCTACTGACAACGGAACATTGTTTGTAATAGATGCGACTGCAGGCGCATTTGTATTCAATCTTCTCGGCGCTGTTTCGGCTGGTAGTGATTTTGTTTTCGGGGTCAAGAAATCCCCAGGAGATGTGACTGCGAACACAATTACAACTGACGCTGACGCCGCAGAACTTATCGACGGTTCTCCAACGTACGTTGTGACTGAGACCTCATATGCTGTTGCATTTCGATGCACAGGATTGATCACGACAGATTCGCAATGGTACGTTGAATCAACTGCATGGACTGATGGTGATAAAGGAGACATTACTGTTTCCGGCAACGGGGCAACGCTGACAATCGACGTAAACGCTGTCGTGACTTCCAAAATTGCAGACAGCAATGTGACTAAGGCGAAGATTGAAGACATTGCTGACTATAAGGTATTAGGGAATGTTTCCGGTGTTTCCGCTGCCCCTGCCGAAGTTGACATTCTTGATGAAGACAATATGGCATCAGACAGTGCAACGTCGCTGGCCACTCAACAGAGCATTAAAGCTTATGTTGACACACTGGTCGGGAAGCAATTTGTAAGTTCACATTCTTTGTCTGCTGAGACTGCACCATATGAGATTACTGGATTGACCGGGTATGATCTTCTTTGGTTTGAATTATTTCTTGTAGGCAGTTTAGATGGTGATATTTATATTGAATGCGGTCATGGCGCTACAACATGGTTAACAGGAGCATCTGATTACACTTTCTTGGCTAACGGTTTGAGGGTAAACGCTGGTGATTCTACAAACGCTGCAAACATTGGCGATTTTGCAAGTAATAAAATAGACTTAACCAGTTCATCATATGACGTAAGCGCTGCGCAGCCGTTTGTTTCTGAAGTTTTGTTTCATAATTGGACAGATGTAACAAAACAACGCGCTTGTACTTTTAGCAGTTCTTATTTTGAATCGATCACTACTGACCATGAGACTGTTAATGGGGCGGGCTGGGTAGCGGATACGACTAATGCACTAACTGCAATCCGGTTTGGTAATTCTGGAGGTGGAACATTAACTGGCACAATATTGGTTCATGGGTACACCTTCCCGTGAGCTGTATGTCAAGCAACAAGAACGTACCCGGGCCTCTGTCGGCACAATGAACTGGGGAACGGCGGGGTATCTATATACGGACTGGACGGTAATAGTGTTGTTGGAGTTTTCAATGATTTCATACTGGAGTCTTGGTTCTATAATAGCGGCATTTATCTGCGGAACTGTGTTCGCATGGATTGCGAAAGATAACATCTTCAGCTTATGGGCGTTTGGGCTGCTGTA